GATGTGGCTGTCGTAGCACACTGGGAAGCGGAACGCCTTTTCGTACCCGCCCAGCACGCTGCTGACGGCGTTGAGGTCGTACCAGAAGGGCTTTTCGCTGTAGAGCATGAGCGAACAGCGCGGCTGCGGCGTGTAGCTGGAAAAGTAGGGCGTTTTCTGCAGCACGAACCGGGTGAAGTAGTGGTCGCCAAAGTACAGGGTGCCCTTGGTGAAGTAGGGCAGCTTTTTGCTGAACGCCCGGGCATTGTCCAGCGCATACGCGCCCCAGAACACCACATCGAGGGTGCGGGACACGCCGGAGACGCTCTGCCCCTCCACGGTGTCGCCTACCTGATTGACACCCTGCGCGGTTTTCAAGTCCACGTCGATGCCGTTGAGCGGGTCGAGAAAGTAGGGGATGTCGTAGTCCCAGCCCAGATGCAGGACGGCACCGGCATCTGTCACGATCTTGAGATGATCCTTAAAAAGCACAGTGTCCTCCTTTCATCGTTTGCGGGCCTTGGCCTTGTCGGCTTCCCAGCGGGCTTCCCGCTGGAGGTCTGCCGCCGTCTGGGCCTTGCTGTAAATGTTCTGAGTGATGTTGGTATCGCCCTCCCGGTGGTAGCTGCGGGCAGCGGACACCACCTGTGCGGTGCCGGACGCAGCCACGGTGCTGCCCAGCTTCATGTTGTCGGAAAGCACCAGTGCCCCCGCCTGCCGGATCATATCGGCAAGGGCAGAGTTTGTCTTTTCCAGCGCCTTGGTGTTGGCGTTGATGGCATCTTCCAGACTGCCGGTGCCGGTGGTGATGTCCACGCTGCCCATGCCGCCGGAGCCGGACGAACCGCCGCCAGAGGAGCCGCCGCCGGACGAACCTTTCTTACTGAAAGAGCCGCCGATCGAGGCGACGATGCCCGCGATGACGGCAGCAAGGGCTACGCCCGCTGCGATCATCAGCAGAGCCTGCGGAGTACCAAAGCCGGTAGGGAACAGCGCCGCAGCGATGGCATCCAGCATTGCTACGAACGCGCCGCCGATAGACCCGATCAGACTGCCCAAAGACGCAAGAATCTCCGGGAATGCAGAGATCAGGCCGCCTTTCATGCCCTGACTGATGGCAAGGGCCGCATTGCTCAGCGGTGTTTTCAGCCCGCCGAAGATCTCCATCAGGGTGGAGCCAAGGCCCTGTGCCTGCTGCCAGACCTCAGAAAAGCCGCCGGTCAGGCCGTGCACGATCTGCCCGCCCAGATCAATGGCTCCCTGTACCAGCTGGTCCCGGGCACCGCCCAGCGCTTTGTTGAGCTTAGTCACGATGCCAAGGGCAAAATCATTGACCTGCTTTTTCTGGTCGGCAGTCAGACCGCCGTAGATGGTGCTTGCCACCCACTTGCCGATGCCCAGCCAGTCCTGATTCTTGACGGCGGTGTACAGATCGTCGAAGGTGCCAAGCACGCCGGTATCTGCCTCGGTCTGCAGCTCCTTCCACAGGCCGTCAAAGGTGTCCGCGCTGGACTTTTTGATCTGCTCGGCCACCTGCACGGTGCCGTCTGCGGCGATGGTCTTGGCCCGTTCGATGGTCACGAGGGCACCGTCCACCACGTCGTCGTAGACCTCGGTGATGACCTTTTTGGTGGTCTCGGTGCCGTCGGTCAGGGTCTCGGTGACGGTCTGGGTGGTGGTCTTGACCCCGTCTGCCAGCGTCTCAAAGGTGGAAGTGACCGTCTTGGCGGTTTCGCGGACGGTCTCCATGGTCTGCTTGACGGTCTCGGTGCCGTCGGCGGCCACCTCTGTGATGGTTTTCACATCCTTCAGCACACCATCCACCATCTGCCGGGAAGTCTCGGTGATGACCTGCTTTTGCTGTGTCTTGCCGTTGGAGAGCGTTTCGGTGATGTTTTCGGTGGTGCGGGTGATCTTGCCGTCGATTTCGGTCGTGGTGTCCGAGATGGACTTGACGACTTCTGCGGCGGCCTGCTTCGTGGCCTTGCTGGCCTTCTTGGCTCCGCTGGTGATGGCCGGGTAGGGGTTCATGGCTGTCTGGCTCCCGGCACGGCTGCTGCCGTTGCCGGAGCTGCTTGTGCCCTTCGGGACCCATCCGTTGTCATCGTCCCATTCGAGGTCTTTGTGGGAGTTGTCCCAGTTTTTCTGATTGCGCTTCTGCGTGTAATTTTGGCGCGAAGCCGCGTAAGCGCTATTATAAGCATCCACCGCAGCCGCTGCACCCTGCGGTAAAGCGGCAAGTGCGGCAGCAATACCGCGGATGGACGACATCAGCATGTTAAGCGTTGTCAACACGCTGTTCACAGCAAAATCAGCAGCAGAACGCAGGCCGTTCATGCAGGTGTTCCAACCGGAACGGAACGTTTCACTGCTCTTATATGCTGTGATGAGCCCCGCCGTCAGAGCGGCAAATGCAGCTACTGCCAGCCCTATCGGATTTGCTGCAACCACACTGTTCAGTGCAGCCATTGCAACTTTGAAAATGCCTGCGCCAGCGGCAGCCTGTAGATTTGCCGTGTTCAATGCGGTAACAGCCAATTTCTGTGCAGTGGTAACCACCGTTGTTGCCGCAATGGTTGCTTTATACCCGGCGAACGCTGCACCGGCAGCGGCCACAACAGCAGTCGCAATGCCGATGGTCTCCTTGAGCTGGGCCATCTTCTCGTCGCTGTCGAGGAAGGAGACCACCACCTCGTTCAGCTTGACAACCAGCTCACCCAGAGCCGCAAACAGGCCGCTGGTCAGCTCACCGGTCAGGGCGCTGACATTATCCTTCAGGGTGGACATGCGCCCGCTGAAGGTCTGGCTGGCTTCCAGCATACCGTTGTAGAACTGCCCGCCCTGACTGGTGGCGGCTTCCACAGCTGCTTCCAGCTCGCTGAAGCTGACCTTGCCATCCGAGATGCGCTTGTACAGGTCGGACATGCTCTCGCCGGTGGCGTCGCAGATCTGGTTCAGCGGGTTGAATCCCGCATCGATCATCATGTTGACGTTTTCCAGCGTGACCTTCTGCGCCGAGGACATCTTGCCGTAGGCGCGGGTCAGGGTCTGCAGCTTTTCGGCGTTGCCCAGCGAGATATCGCCCAGCCGCTGCAGCACGCCGGTGGTGTCGTCTGCCGCAATGCCGAACTGCAAAAGGGTCTGGGTGCCGCTGGTCAGGTCATCCAGCGAGAAAGGCGTGGATGCCGCCATTTTGCGAATTTCGGAAAGCTTCGTTGCGGCGGCTTCCTCGCTGCCCAGCATGACCTTGAAGTTGGTCAGGTAGCTTTCCATGGTGGCGTTGTAATCCACACCGCTCTTGACCACCTCGGCCAGCTTGGACGAAGCCTGTTTTGCAAAGTCCGCGATCATCTGCCCGGCGGCTATCGTCCACTTACTGGTGCTTTTTTCTGCCGGGTCGCTGTTCAGCCTTACTTCGCCGGTGATGCTGAAATCTGCCACTGTGTCCACCTCTCTCCATTCCAAAAGAGCGCGGGCACAAGGGCACAGGCTGTTATAACTTGATCTCTACCTCCCGCTTACAGGCGGGATTTTTGCATTTTACCCACAGGCCATGGGCGGATGCGGCATTTTCTGCCCACACCGGCAGCGCCCGGCCGCAGTAGGGGCAGGGCACCGGGGCGCGGCTAGTGCCGGAATCGCGCGAGGAACGCGGCATCGTGCTCTTCGACCGAAACGACACGGGCGGCACCCCCTCTCAGCTCAGCAGGCAGGGCAAAGCGCTCCTGCAGGTCGGCATAGTGGGCACGCATACTGCCCTCGTACTCGGAAAGATCCATGGTGCGCCAGCTCATGATCTTTGCCATGAGGGTCTCCTCCGGCAGGGCCGCGAACAGCGCACGGAACCGGAACCAGTGCATCTTTTCGCGGGTCAGGTCGATGCCGTAGGCCTGCTGGAACGCCGCCACGATGTAACCGGCATCACACTGGTAGTCGAAGGCGGGCGGCTTTTCCGGGCCGCTGGTGGCAGCGCTGGCCGTGGGTTCTGCGGCCTGCTCTCCGGCAATGCAAAACTCGATGAGATGCTGATACGCTTCCATGCACGCCTGAGCATTGCTCAGCAGCGGCTGCGGGTCCCGGTAAAACCGCCGGACGGCGCGGCACGCCAGTGCCAACGGGTCGTCTCCGGCCCCGCGCCGGTAGACATTGCTCAGCCACACCATGTGCCGAAAGTCCGGGTCAATGGCCCGGCCATGCCATACGGTGGGCAGTGCGTCCGTCAGCAGATCAGACATGGCGCTCCGCTGCGATCTTCAGGGCGTAGTCGGCCAGCTGCTGCATGGCCTCCGGGTCGTCCTTCAAAGCGTCCACCGCGACACGGGCATCTGCCAGACGCAGGGCCCTGTCTGCGGGGTCCTCGTGAATAGTTACCTTGGGCGGCATACGGATGATTTCGTTGGTTTCAACGATGCGCCCCGCCGTCCGGGTACGCTGCCGGGCTTTCTGCTCGGCACGGCGCTGCTGGCGGTTCATGGGCTGGGCGGCTCTGGCGGCATAGCGCTGTTTCTCGGCGGCAAAGGCATTGCCCAGTTCCTCGATCACGTCATAGATGGGTGCCATGTAGTTTTCGTTAAGCCCCAGACGATCGGACGCGCCTGCACCGAGAATCTCGTCGATGCAGTCCATGGCAATGCGTGCCTGTGCACGTGCATGGTCGCCCAGACGGACACCGCCGCGATGGAAATGCTCCGTCTCCTCGGCGCTCCGGCGCTGCATCTGCTCGTTGGCGTCCTCAAAGCGGTCAAGGTCGTTGGCGTTCATCAGGGAAAATTCAAATTCCTGTCCACAAATAACCATGTTCTGGCTCCTTTCTTGGGCCGTGTGCCGGATTTGCACCAGCTTCTTTTACTGTTTCACGGCATAAAAAATCCCCGTTCCGGTGCGGAGCGGGGACTGTGTTTGAAAAAATCAGCCCTTGACGGCCTTTGCAGGCTCAGCGGACTGGGTGGCGGGGTTGTAGTCAAACTCGTCCGGCGTGCCGACGGCCTTCACGTCGCAGGCAAAGGTGGCCTTGGAACCGGCTGCACCGCCCACGTCGCTGGTGACGATGATGGCAGCGCTGCCTTTCTCGCCCTTGCCGGTGCGCAGGCTGAAGTAGATGTAGGGCACAATGATATCGCTGCCGGTGCCGTACACGATCTTGTGGCTCAGCACAAAATCCTGAAAAGCATCGCCCACGCAGCGGTCGCCGTTGACGGCAAGGGTGCGCTGGGTGCCGGTCTTTTCGGTGACGTTGCCGGTACGGATGTACTGAGCATCCTCGGTGGTGGCGTTCAGGGAGCCGGAATGCTCCTTCACATGGTCGGCGCAGACGATCCACTGGCTTTCCTTGGTCTGGGTGCTATCGATCTGGAACGCCAGCACAAAATCGTTCGCCGTCTCAATGCCGGTGTAGCTGGCGCTGGGCGTCAGGCCGGACTTGGTAATGGCTTCGGATACAGTCATATCAAAACTCCTTTCATTTTGGCATGTAGTAGGTCAGGCGCATTTGCAGCTGCATCTTACAGCTGCCCGCGCTGTTTGTGACGATGTAGCCGCTGTTCGTCACGGCAATGCCGGTAGGGGTCTTGCCCCCGCCGCAGGCCGAGAGGTCGGGCAGGTCGTGCCGGGCATCCTGCTGCATGACCCACTCGGTGAGCTGCTCGAAAAAGCCGCTGTTCTGGATGTTAACGGAATCCATCTCGCTGTACTCACCGCGAGACAGAAAGAGGTAATTCTTCGCCATGTCCCAGCCGGAGATGTACTCGGTGATGATGGGATCACCGGGGCTGTCCTCGATGGAAAATGCGGTGGATTCTTCTTCCAGCCCGGCAATGCGGAAGGCGGCCCCCGTGGCTTCCTGCTCGTCGGCGATCAGCGGGCAGGTCTTGAGCCATGCCCGCAGGGCGGCAATGGTGGGCTTTACGGTTTCGCTCATTTGTTCCCTCCCAGAAACTGCTTTGCGGCATCGTGGGCGAACTTTTCCAGCTCGTCCTTGTGGTCGGCAATTGCCCGCTGGCCCCAGTAGGAGCCGCGCAGGCCGTTCTCACCATGCAGACCCTTGCCCTGTTCATGCAGGTAATACTGCCTGCGGGCATAGGGTGTATTGTACACCAGCAGGCCTTCCTTGAAGTCGGATGCCTGATTCACGCTGTTTTTCAGCGTGCCGGTGTCAAAGGGCACATAGGGGTCTACTGTTGCCGCCACTTTCTGTGAAAAGGCAAACTGCAGCTTTGCGAACCGCGCATCCATGTCGGCCTGAAAGCCGGGCCGGAAGGTGATCTTGAAATCAAAAACCGGTGCGCTCATGGTGTCAGCTCCCTTCCACGTGCCAGTGGGGCAACAGCGGCTCCCGGTCGTCCGAGACAGCCGCCGCTGTGCAGCACAGGTGCGTTTTTTCGAGTTTGGCGTACTCGGCTTCGGTCAAGGCAGGCACCGCGCCCTGCACCAGCTTCCAGCCGCGTTTCAGGGTCCAGTGCTTGGCCTTTTCCGCCGCAGACAGCGCCGCCCACTGGGCATAGGGCAGATAGTCCGCCGTGCACACGCTGGCCGGGATGCGGATGTGGGTGGTGCGCTCCGGGTCCTTGGCGGTGCCGGAGCCGGAGGTGGAGCGGCATTCCCGCCAGCTGCACCCCGGGAACACCCAGCACACCGGCCTGTCGGTCTCGGTGGCAGTGTCGTGGATGAGGTTCACCACAGTAATGGCTGTCTGCATCACAAAATCCCCCTGTACAGCAAATCGTGCGGGTCACTGCCCAGCGCGGTGCGGATGATCTCATAGGCTTCCTGCCGGGTGGCCGCGGTCACACTGGCATTGCTGCCAAAGGTGACGCTGTAGCCGTCGTTGGAGACGCTGGCAGCGCCCGGCACAGCGCCCGCCGCAGACGCAGCGGCCAGCAGGCCGACGATCTGCCCGCAGGCATCCGCCAGCGCTTCGCGGCAGGCCTCACACCCGGCAACGTGGCTCTCCGCCCGACCAAAGGTGGCGGCATCGATCATGCGGGAAGCCCGGCTGCACAGCACGCCGAAGGCGGCTTCCGGCACCGTGCCGCCCGCCGCCGCATACTGGTCATAGGTGCAGTAGAGCATCGGTCAGACCTCCTTATGCTGCGACGGCAGCGGCGGTCAGGAATGCGAACGGGACTTTGGAGCGGTCGGCGTTCAGGCGGGTGGCGGGGTTGGGCAGTGCCCAGCCCATGCGCATGACCACACGCAGGGCCACCATATCCTGCTGGGCGAGGTTGTAAACGATCTCCTTGGTGGAAGGATCCTGAATAACGCCCTGATCCAGCAGCTTCACGGTGACATCCTGACGGATGGAGTACACCAGCTTCTTGAAGTTGCCTGCGATCAGCTGGGCCTTAGAAGCATCAAAGCCGCCGTTCTCCGGGAAGTACATCGGGGCACCGTCCAGCGCGTAGGTGGTTGCACCCTGCATATCGGAACGGAACAGGGGACGGCCCGTGGTATCCACAAGGCCGCGCAGCTCTGCCTTTGCGGTCAGATCGCCCACCACGGCATCCACGCCGAAGCCGCCAGCCTCCACCTTGGAGAACAGACCGTCCTTGCCCAGCAGCTTTGCGTAGTCGATGGGGCCGGTGACTTTGTTCTTGGCCGCAAGGGTCAGAACATCGGTCGTCCACTCGGTGGGACGCTCACCGCCGAACAGAATCGCGTTGTCGATCTTTGCGCCCATGGCTTCCCGGACGCGGGGCTGTACCTCGCCCATGATGTCAAAGCTGGAATCTGCCAGCACGGCTTCAGGCACGGGCACGATGACAGCCAGCTCTGCAGCGGTCATGTACACGTTGTCCCATTCCTGCTTGCTGGTTTTTTTCATGCCGGTGTCACCGTTGACCCAGTAAGCCAGCGGCAGCATGGACAGCACGGGGATCTTGGTCTGGTTAGAGGTCATATTGGCAAGGCGGGTGCCCAGCTGCATGACGGTGGAGCTTTTGGGCACGTCCTGCTGGATGGTGTTCACCAGCTGCTCCCGGATCAGGGCCTCAGCCTTATTGCGGGCGATTGCATCAATAGCCATAAGAATCAACCTTTCTGGCCGAACGCTGCGCGGAATGCAGCATTTGCGGCCTCATGTGTGTTTGCGGGCTGGCCGGGTGCGCCGGTCGCCGATGCGGAAAAACGTGCCATGCCGCCGTCCGGCAGAATGGCGCTGGGATCACTCTCTTTGAAAGCCTTGACATAATCATCAAAGCCCATGATCTCGCCGTCCTTCATAGCAAAATTCTGAGCCTTTGCATCTGTCAGAAATGCCTTGCGGGCGCTCTCGCTGGAAAACTTCAGGCCGGATGCCTTGCGTTCCAGCGCATAGCCCTTTTCGAGGGCAGCGACCTGAGCCGCAGCATCGGTCTTAGCCTGCTCGGCCTTGGCCTTCCACTCCGGGTCGTAGCCTTCCAGTTTGATGTTTGCAGTGGACAGCTGTTCGGTCAGGGTGGTTTTCTCGGCCTTGAGGGTGGTGATCTCGTTCACCTTGGCCGTGATATCCGCGCCGTGCAGGTTCATGATGCTGTCCAGCTGGTCCGAGGTGATACCCGGAATGATCTTGCTCACATCTTCGCGTTTCACTTGCGATGTGCTCCTTTCTTTTGTCTGTTGGGTGGATAAGTCCCTGCTGTTTTGTATCGCGGTTCTCATTCCGCACGGGACAAGACGGGGTACGCGCCGCCTTCCGCATGGCACCGTTTGCAGGGATCGAACCTGCCGCTTCCGGTTTTGGAGACCGGCGCTCTTCCGACATGAGCTAAAACGGCATGAAAAAACCACTATGAAGCCTTTTTCTGGGCACATAGTGGTTAAAATGGGGGATTTTCGTGAATGACTTTTACGGCTTCACCTCCACACTGGGCAGGATGTCAGTGTGGAAATAGAGCTTGTAGTGGTAGGGGTCGGTATGGGTGCCGGTGATGTCCTCTACCACATACATGGTGTAGTCGTTCAGATAGATGTAGTTCTTGCGGTAGGAATCCGGGCCGACTTTCACCGTGCAGACAAGCTCATTGTTTGAGTTGTTGGAGATGGACATGTAGCCCTCGGCTTCCATAATGACCTTATCGGTGCGGGCGTTGTAGACGGTGATCTTGCGCTCACTCTCGAAGTAATCAGCCTGCTTGGAGATGTTGTAGTTGGCCTTTTCGGCTTCGCTGGAACAGCCACACAGCAGAATGGATGCGGCCAGCGCAAGGGCGAGAAGAATCTTTTTCATGGTTTGTTCCTTTCTGTAAAAATGGGCAAAAGAAAACCACGGTGCGTGTGCATCGTGGTTCAGTTGATGTTATGAATTACGGCGTGCAACAGTAGATTCTGTCGTACACTGCTTCGCCCTCACGAGAAAGAGCTGTCGGCTCGTCATTTTCGTCAAAGGTCGATGTGATGAAATCATCAAGCTCCAAAAGAAGCTCGTCCAGACTCCTGCAGTTTACAGCGCTGGGAACATGCTTCTTCAAAAACTCCTTGGAATCAGTATCTAAATCTTCAAAACAAAAGGTCATTTTTGCTCACTCCTTGGATTCAGCTGAATCAGCTGTCCCGTGTCTGGGTTTATCGTGACGATTGCTTTGCCAATAAGGCGCACGCTTCGCTTTCCTCTTGAATCCGTTTTTACAGGGTTGATGCGCTCAGGATTCAAAACGGTATCACGCATGGCTTCATAGCCAACACCGCTTCGCCGGATGATTTTAAGGTCATATTTTAACTTATCGGGGTCGACCAATGTGCCGAACATACGCTCCATGAAATGGGCGGTATGTCCAGTAATAACAGTACCATCCGCAGTAGTCTTGCCCACAAGCTCGGTCTGGATGCGCTCGTGCGTACTCTTGTACAGGTCAAAACCTGCAAGCGGCGAAAGCCAGCCACTTTTTACGCTGTTGGCATATTGCATCAGCAACCGATATTCTTCGGTATTATTATACCGTGCATCATAATATTTTGCAACGGTATTCAGGCTGGTACTCTGCGCATTGATAGACTTGAGCCAGTCGGTGTGATGCGCCTGAGATTTTGCACTTGCCCTACTGGCTTCGCTCCTGCCGAACTTGGGCACGCTGGTGCGGGCGCTGTCCACACGGCCACCCGTGGCCTGTGCAAACTCTGCAAGGCTCTGGCGGGCCGTTTTCAGGCGCACAGCGCTGTCGGTGGTGTCCAGCCCGGCAGCATCCTCGGCCAGATACCGCTTTTTCCAGCGGCGGACGTTCCGCTCCCGGGAACGCTGCATCTGGGATATCTCGTAAGCGGTGTACTTTTTGCCGTTCCACTCGATGTTCCGGGCGTTGAGGGCTTCCAACTCTTCCCGCGTCCATTGGGGCGGAGCACCCAGCTCTGGAAAAATTGCAAAATGTGTATGGGAACAATTCCAGCCGTAAATACCATCGCCGGAACCATAGTGTGTCGCTTCATAAAAATCAGGGTAATACTTACCCTTGTAAGTGACCGCACCGCCCCGATGAAACTGCCGTCCCTGCCACTCTGCATGAGAAGGACGGGCACCGCCGTGGGCGGTTGTCTCCACAAATTCGCAGCCCATTTCGTCCATGCGGGCCACCTGCAGTTTGCCAGTCGTCTGGTTCACACCGGTGAGCACGGCACGGCGGGCGGCCACCTCGATGCTGTCGGTGTGGCCGCTGGGATAGGTGACCATGGGCATGTCGTCTGCAAGGCTGTCCACGGCCTGCTTGACGGCGGTTTTGTAGTCGAAGGCACCGGTGCTCACTTTGAGCCATGCAGCGTCCAGTGTGCGTTCAAAGGCCCCTGTGACGGTGTTTGCCGTGGTGGCGGTCAGATTCTGCCATGTGCCGCAGGTCTGCCGCGCGCCGGCATCCAGCAGGTTGTTCAGGGCGGCGCTCTCTTCAAAAGGGGGCGGCTCCATGTCGTAGTGGTAATAGATCGCATCTTCACGCTCCATGGCTTCGGTCGCAGCCTGCAAAAGCAGCTTGCTGATGGCCGTTTCGCTCTTGCCGGTGTACTTCGCCAGCAGCTTCACCACGTCGTTGCGCAGCGCCTCGGTCTGCTGGTAGCGCCACAGCTGCCAGTTTGCAGTAGCGGTCACTTTGTCCATCTTGCCGATGCGCCGGGCAACGTCCTGCAGGATCTGCTCTTCGACCTGCTGCCAGAGCTGCACAAAGGCATCCGGCATCTGGTCGAGATAGCTCGGCGGCAGCATCAGGCACCCCCGAAGGTGAGGGCTTCAGGGCTGCGGTTCTCGGCATCCGCTTCGGCGGCAATGGCCTTGGCATCGTCCTCGCTGTAGCCCTCAAACTCCACCAGATACCGCCAGAACGGGAACTTGCCTGCGGTAACGTAGCCCCAATACATCTGCTTGCGCTCCTTGGGGTCGGAGATGATACTGTCGTCAAAGTCAAAGGTCACGTTGCAGTCGCCCGGCGGGGAAACGGCTGCGCCGCTGTTCCACTGGGCATCCAGCAGCTTGCTGATGGAGTATACCAGATCAGTCAGCGCATTGCCCAGCGCCCGCTGCAGATCCTTGACGGTAGTGTAGCTGCGCTGCTTGCTGCTCCTGATCTCCTCGGCGGTCTTGTCCACGTTCTGCGGGTCGGACAGGGTGCCGTAGGCAAGGCCGCACTGGAACTCCACCCGCTTGAGCATGGCATCCATCCCCCGACGATAACTTTCATCGCGCAGGGCAGGGGCAAACACCTCGTAGAGGTTCCGGCCATTGGCCCCGGAACTGCCGTTCAGCCAGTTGCGGTAAAGGCGCTGCTCACGCTGCGGCATAACGCTCTCGCCGTTGATGTCGGGCCGCAGGGCGGTCTGGTCAACGTCAAGGGCCAGCTGCCCGCCGTCATACTCCCACAGCAGGCGGCCATATTGTTCATCAGCATCATGGATGGTGTCAACAGCAGCGGCATAGACACTTACGCCCAGCGGGGAGTGCCGGTCTTCTGCGTTGCCGCTGGACACTCTGAAATAGCCCCAAAGCGGGCGATCCACGCCGGTGAACTCTGTGTGCGGGGCAATGGCAGCCCACTCCGTCACATCGGTCAACGGGACCTCGATGCCGAGATCTGTACTGGTCATGGAGCGGAATGCCTTGACCGTGATGCTGTGCGTGCTGCCGGAAAACTCGTGATCTTCCAGACGGGTATAAATGCGGTTGCCGCGCACCAGATGGTCATAAAAAATAGCCCCGGTCATGCGGCCAGAGCTATCAAAGCGGGTAGGGCAGAAGCAGTCACCCTGCACAGCATCGATCTGGATGCGTCCCTGTGCATCGAGGAAGGGCCGGAACAGGATGCCGCCCAGCGCGCAGCCGTATTCCACCGGGGTGCGCAGATCTGCAATGAAAGGCCGCAGCATGGTGTTGATGCTGTCGGCGCGGGCACTGCCGGAAACAATGCATTCCATTTCAAGCGTGGTCAGACGGGCCAGCTCTGATGCAACACTCTGGGCCAGCTTCAGGCTGTGCAGGGCGTTCTTGCCGCCGTGGCACCACGGACCGCCGGTATCGTACATCTGCGCCCACAGGATGATCGCATTCTCCATGCTGTAGGACACGCTGGCGCTGACGGTGGTATTTTCACCGAACAGCAGCCGCGCTTTCTCCCGCAGCCAGAAAAGCAGTCTATCAAACATTATTTTCGTCTCCAGTCTGCCCAGCGGATCAGCGGGGCCAGTATCGTATAGCAGAAATAGCGGATGTCGTCCATGGCGTGGTCGTTCTCCTTCACGACGCGGTCCTCTTTGGCTTTGTCATCCCACGAGTATAGGCCAAACTCCCGGCGGGATGCCGTGCAGCTTTCGTGGATAGTCACAAGCCCAGCCTGCATCAGGGATGCCACGCAGCGGATGCCGTTCAGCACGTCGTTATCAGCGGGGATCACCAGATACTTGCCGTGCCGCCGGATGGTCTCGATGAAGGAAGCAGCGGACGGGTCAACCACCACCGCCTGAATGTAATAGCCCTTGGTCAGGCGTTCAAGCTCGGCATAGTGCTCTTCGTCCGTGCGCTGCACACGCTCGGCACGGCTGTCAAAATAGCTTTCCTTGATGCGCAGGGCCTTGCCATCATGAATGACCCACAGGCCCATGCTGCAGGGGTTGTGGGTGCCGTAGTCGATGGACACATAAAACTGCCCGTCGATGTGGGAAGCATCACCGTGAAAGAGGTAGGTGTCCTGCCCGGCGGAGAAGAAGGGATACACAAGGCCCTCGGCAGCTTTCCTTTTACCGAGGATATCACGGGCATACCAGACTGTGCTGCGGTCGTAGGTTGCAAGCACGGCCCGGAGCTGCTCGTCCGAGATGCTCATATTATCGGCAATCGTGAAGTGCCCGTAGTTGAAGCCGTATTTCGGGTTCTCACTCTGCTTCTTTTCGTGCAGGTTCAGAATACTTTCGTAGTACCAGTGCCCCTCCGCCTTGGGATTCAGGTCGTGAAATACCTTTCTGTCAGGGCTGGACAGGGTACGGTCGAATACTTCTTTGATGAAGGTCTCGCTGCACTCGTTGGCCTCGGTGATGTAGGCGGTGCCGTAGGTGTTGCCCTTGATAAGCTTTTCGTCACCGGCTTTGCCACCACCGGACACCAGCACCACCTTTTCACCGGTGGCAGTCTGGATGTACAGACAGTCGCGGTTCTGGTAGGTGCCCTCACGGCAGCGGCCCTCAAAGTAATTTTTCAGGCCAAATCCGTCACAGTCCAGAATGTTCAGCCGGGCGGTCGCAGTAGACACACCCGCAATGAGGTGTATTCTGCTGGGATGCTTTTCCAGAATGGTGCAATACGCCATCGTAATAAGCACGTTCTTGCCGCCACGTTTGCCGCCCTCTGCAACGTTGAACCAGTGGTCGAAGCAGTTCCAGAAGAAACGCATCTGGTTTTGTGAAAAAGGTGCAGGTATGTTCATGTCTCAAAGTCCTTGATGTCACGGTCTGGCACAGGGTGCTGCAGCAGATCAGCAAGGGTCTGCATGTCGTTATTTTGAGCAGCGGCATTTTCTTTTTCGGATGCGTCTTTGTACATGCCCAGATGCTTGCCCAACAGGTCAAGTGCTCGGAGCTTATCTGCAAGTTTGACCTCGTGTTCCAAACAGTCCTCGCCAAAGCTCTTGACCTTGATGGACTGGATTGCGGCCAGATCATCCCGGGAGGCATCCAGTTTGACAGAAGCAGTCTCCGGGTCGATCAGGTCGCTGGCGTTGGCAAATGCAATCTTGGCAAGCTCTCGAACGACACGATCAGCAGATACACCGGTCCGGCGGCTCTGCTCAGCCTGCAGCTGGGCAATGCGATTTTGAATGCTAACATTTGCTAACAGCCGGGGTGCCTGTTCTCTTGCGGTTTTGGGGCTGTATCCGGCGCGGATGGCCGCTTGAGTGGCGTTCAGGTCGATCATATATTCTTCACAGAAACGATCCTGCTTGTCGGTCATCCTCACCACCTCTCTTGCCGTAAAATCAAAAAGCCGCCCGGATGGACGGCTTGGGAATATCAAAAAAAGCCAGCACGTTTTCATGCTGGCGGTTGACGCACATCCTGCCGGGAAACTTCACAAACCGGCTTGCGGATTCTGTGACCTCCGTTGTGTGCAGAGTCTGCTCGGGCTGGTAAGGAGGTCAACCACCGCTCTGCACACAGCCACGAGCGGGCATGTCGGCCCATGCGTCAGGCGATTGCCGTGGCGGGGCACGGCATTGTGGAACCGCCCTTGGAATCGAACCAGCCGTGTCTACACACACGCGCCGCGCTCCAAACTGCGCTCAGGCGGCCATATAAAAACAGCTCCGGTTCTCCGCCGGGGCTGTTGGTTGGCGCACATCCTGTCAGGAAAGCTACACCTTGGCAAGGATTCTAAGGTCTTTTCTTGGCACGGGAGGTTGCACGTGCGGCCTTGCGGGTTGTCTAGTCCATGCGCCATACGGTGCGATACGGCGGAATCGAACCGCCTCCTGTCTCTCATGAGCGGCAGGCTGCCTTTGTTTCAGTGTATCGCATAGAAGCAGCCCGCGAAACGGAAGAGAGAAAAATGCATGCAAAGCCAAAAGGAGGAAATTATCATGGAGGTTCGTTTCGGAGACTGCGTAGAAGCGGCGCTCCGCTGTGCGCGGTTCCGCTTGTACTGATTTTACCTTACTTCACCCCGTTTCGGGAGTGCCGGGACATCACAAAATAAACGGTGCCTTTCTATGCAATTTGTACAATTCATACAGTGCTGAAGTCTGTCCATATTTCAGCAAGAGCCTTACACCCACGATTGATGCGCTTCCGAACGATATCAACACCGGAAACCCCGGTTTCATCGGCAATCTGATCCTGCGTTTTTCCATTAACGTAAAAATCTACGATCGCATTTGCGCACTCTGTAGCAACGACAAGGCAATATGCCCGCTTTGTTGCCTCGTTCTGCAACGCTGTCAGCCGCTTCACCATCTCTCGATACCGCGTCTGTTCCTCAATAATATCCACAGCCGCATTACCGATTTTGTCACCATTTCCTGTGGCAGCGGGCATACCGGAAAGGTTCTGCGTAATCTTGGTAGCGCTGCCATAGATCCTGTGAATACGTTCAAGTTGCCTATCCACGTCTATCTTGTAGTCCCTGCACTGTTGAAACCATGCCTTGACATCGCGGTAGTCTACACAGTCTCGCTTTTCATTTTCAGGTGCACATGTGAAGATCATCTTTTTTCTCCTTTACTCCCTCCAAAAATAGCAACACTCCGGGCGCTGCGAACGGGACGCGGTACTCTGCCAAATCCGCAGGGGTGATGTACTTTCGGCCAAACAAGCTCTTCATGTCGCGCCAAACGGCCCAAGGAACGCGGTAGAAGTATCTGCCGCTGAAAGAACAGAGGACAAAGGCAATGCCGCCGAGGGCTTCTGTGCGGCTCAGACGGAGCGCTTGTGCAGTCAATACGCGGTCAAAGGTCATGCGATCGCTATCTGTGTGCTTTGCTTCAAAATTGATGGCCCTGCCGCCTTTGAGAATTCCCTTATAGTCCGGCTGGGCCTGTTTCGTGTAGCAGGCAAGGAACCGGCCAGCACGGTCTGGGCTTCCGATCGGACGCATCGGTTCCGGGGTCTTTTCGATGTCTGCAAGGCCGATGGATCTGTAATAGGCGCAGGCATTGTCAATGATGTGCTCAAAACCTTCGCCCTCTGCGCGGCTTCTTGCACCGGTATAGCTGCGGCGAATACTGGCCGCCGTTCTTCGGTTATTCATTGCTCAATTCCTCCACATAGCGCCAGCTCTGGGGCGGGCGAGTGATCTCCACAGGCCGCATACCGAACCGTGTACTCTGCAAGCCTGTGAACGCCCGCAGTTCGCGCGGCTGGTCGTAAATATTCAGGTCGGAAATGTGCCAGCCGCAGCCGTCACGGCCTTTGAGATATTTTTCGGCGGTTTCCTTGCTCATGCAGGCCGCTTTAAGAAGCTCGTCGGCTGGTTTGTAGTACGATCCGGGCGCCATAACGTACAGGCTTGCCGGTTCCCAGTTTCCTGTTTCTCCAACATGGGTTAGGCCAGTAATTTTCTTACAGGTGAACTCGCCAATGACGTGCCCCCTTTTTTCTGGCCAGCCGCCACGGTTCCACGCGGCCACATCCCGGTTGAGGACATCCATAAACAGGCTGTCACTCCCGGCCAAAGTGCAGTAGATGTACACCTTAAACGGTGTTCCATGCACAGGGCAAGTCCTGCGCACCTCAACTGTCTTTTCTCCGTCAAGAATTTTCTTGCACCATTCAGGCCGGATGCTCAAAAGTACAGCTTTCATGCTCACACCTCTCCCTTCAGTAATACTCGATTTCCACCAACGAGGTGGATACCAACTCAAAGCGGCCATCTCCAAGAGGAATTTGCAGGAGCTGGTACTCTCGCTCGGAAGAAAGTTTCGGGTCTGGCACCAGCTCACCAAAGCTGTCCACGGTGATGGTGTACTTCGGCTTACGCCTACAGGCATAGCCCACTTTTTCGATTTCCGGGGAATAAACTGTAACATGGTAGCAGGGGTGGTCATCAGTTTCAGCTTCAGTTTTAGTTTCAACATTAGCAGATGTCGAACTGCAGGATGTAAAACACAGCGTCACAATCAGCAATGCTGCTGACACGATAAAACAGATCATTCTCTTTTCGGTTTTCATGCTTCACTTCTCCTTCTCAAAAGTCCCAGTCGGAAGGAACACCGAGACGGCATTCTCCATCGCCATCGTTACTGGTCGGCTTATCGAACGGGCAACCTGGGCAACCATTTCCTGTCTCCAAATAGCAACGGCAAAACCCCATCAAATAACGGGCCATTTCCTCCGGACCCATAGTGTCGGTTTCAGGGTTAGATTTCGCTTGATTATTCATCGTCGCCCCTCCAATACTCCACGAAATAGGTCAAAGTAGATTTGCCGCTGCGCTTTTCCTTTCCCACGCGGACGGTGTAGCCGTTCATCGACAGGACGACAACCAGCGCTTTCCGGTCATCCACCTTGTCGCAGTCAATCTTGTAATGCTGTGACATGTATTCATCCTCCGTGCCGCTACTTGTATAATCAGCAGCGGTTTATGTAACTGTGTTTGTATTTCAGACCTTGAGATCGCTTTGCGGGCGTTCCAGCCAGTCGCGGACGGTATCTTCGGACGGCGCGCCGTCGTCGCACAAGGCCAGAACCGCCGGAACCAGCTTCCGGGCCATTTCTTCGTCATCCATGTCCCGGATAGCGTCTCCGATCGTGGTCTGATCGCTCGTTCTGATTTCCAGCGCCAGCTTCACGACGGAGCCGTCCTGACGGGTCCACGAGCAAATAAGGCTCTGGCCGCCGATCTTTTCCAATGTGGTCAACATCGTATCGCGACAGGCGGCGATAATCGCTTCAGCTCTTTCCATTACCTGTACTCCTTTCCGGTGGCCTTGTCCCTCAGCGGGATGCGGCCAATGATCTCAAAACCTGCCCACTCGGCCACCTGCCGAAGCAGGGGCACGAGGAGGCTGATTTGCAGCAGTTTGGCAGCTTCCTTCTGCCGCTCATCCTTCTGTATGCTGCGGAAAGCTGCGCAGGGGGTCGGATCTGCATAATGCTCGGCGTTCCGGCTCATGTTGTCATTGCTCATGTTCAAGCTCCATTCTCCAACAGGTCAAACAGAGTGGGTGCATCCTTTTCTGCATCCGCAGATTCCAGATAGCCCACGCCGTCACGAAAATAATCCGGGTTCAGCTCCACGCCCTTGCCCTTGCGGTTCATCTTCACCGCTTCATACGGCACAGTGAAAAGCCCTGCAAAGGGGTCAGCAACAAGTTCGCCCTCATTGCTGTACCGCTCAATCAGGCGCTGCACGATGTCGATCTGAAGCGGGCAGACGTGGAGGTTCTGCCGCCGCTGGCTCTGGGAGGTGTTGAGCGTTTTCATCCGCACAATGTCGTCCCAGACCGTCATATCCCATGAGCCGGGCGCAACGACCATGAAAGTGCTCGGCAGCCGTCCGTCTTTGTCGAGGCTTTCTGCGAGTTTGACGTGCTCGCCGTAGTCGTAGACACTGTCGCGGCTGAACTTCCGGTAGACGCTCTGGAGTTTGGATGTTGGAATCTTCTCCAGATCCTCCCTAGCAAAAGGTCTGTCGCCGCTGGAACGCCAAAACGCATGAGCGTCAATCTGCCACTGGGCGCGGGTGTATTCCTCTTTGGACTTCTTCACGGGGGTATCAGCATAGCCGCGGCTGCGGTCAGTAGGCAGCTTGCGGAACAGCAAGATGTACTCAGGGCATCCAACACCCATCTTCGTGCCATCTTTGCACTGCTCAGTCCAGCCGAGGCGGTAGGTCTGGTTGTTCTCCCGGACAACATCCGTGACTACGGTAATCATCCCAAAGTACGCAAAGCCATGTTTGCGGAAATGGGCAATGCAGTCAGCATGGAACGGCTCAATTGTAGGCGCGGCCAGCCCGGTGACATTGGCGAACTCCACGCGATCTTTGACATGAATCGCAGCCACGCGGCCCGGCTTCAGAGTCCGCAGCAGCTCAGGGGTGAGGAAGTCCATCTGCTTGAAGAACTCATCATCGTTCGGGTTGTGCCCGAAGTCATTGTAGCTGGGGCTGTACTCATAGTGGTTACCGAACGGAATAGAGGTCACATACAGGTCGATGCTGTCCGTCGGCCAGCTCTTGACCTCTTCCACGCAATCGTTATTGATTGCGATGTAGTTGCTGCCTTTTACTTCCACGCGCTCACATCCTATCGTTCTCTTTAAGACCTCCAGTGCAAGGCTGCCGAGGCCGTATTCTTTGATAATTTCTTCCATCTGCTCGCTGAGTTCATCGTACTGCTTCCACTTCCGCTAGAGGGCCAGCAGCACCTCTGTTTCGGTGTCCATGTACAGGATGTCAATCACGCACGGTGACTTCTGGAGGAAGCGGTAAATGCGGTGAATGGCTTGAATGAAGTCGTTGAACTCATAGTCAATACCCATGAAGATTGCCCGGTGGCAGAACCGCTGAAAGTTGCAACCAGAGCCGGACAGGCTTTTCTTTGTGCCGAAGATGCGGGTCTTGCCCTGTGCGAAGTCCATGACGCGCTGCTCGCGGGTTTCGAGATCCATGCTGCCGTAGATGTCCACCATCTCCGGGACGGCTTTTTTCAGGGCCTTGCGCTCGTCCTCCAAGTCATGCCAGACAACGAAGTGTTCATCCACCGGGGCCTCTGCGATGATGCGGGCCACCTCAGCGGCGCGGATGTCGATGCTGTCCCGCTTCTCTTTGGCTGCATCCTGCAAGCCCATCGCGGCATCATGGCCGAGCTTCATCTGGCCGTCGGCTTCAAATTCAGCGGGCCGGTCAAGGCTGTTCAGCTTGTGATACCGGATGTCCAGCGGCGGCAGGGCGTAACCATCATCCGAGAATCCGAGATCGGACGGCTTCTGAAGGAAAAGCCCCCAGCTGGCGCACCAAATCCAGAACTCCCGCTCGCGACCCGGATAAAGGGTCAGGTTGTTCGCTTTGGTGCTGTCCCTCTTGAAAAAGCGGGTCAAGCTCTGTCCGGTGTCCATAATTTCGAGGAACCCGGCATAGTGAATCAGCTCTTTGTAGCGGTTCGGGCTGGGTGTCGCGGTGTTGGTCAGTTTATACTTGACACCCTTGAACTTCTGCATGAAGCTCTGATAGGTCTTGCTGCCGAAGCTGCGCAGTGTGGCGGCCTCGTCCAAACTGACCGCTGTGAAATGATGCGGGTCAATGTCGCCGTCTCTGACGCGCTCGTAGTTGGTCAGGACGATGGGGGCTGTGCTGGCCTCCACTTCTGCCATCGTGCGGCAATAGGGCGGCTCGTCAATGCCAAGCAGGTTCACAGCGTCGGCCTTGAACTCCGGCAGGACGTTCAGCGGCATCACAACGAGCGTCTGTCCGCCCTCGTGCTTCTGGAGCAGCCTGCACCATTCGAGCTGCATGATGGTCTTTCCCAAACCGAAGCGGGCGAAAATGCCACGGCGGCCCCCGCGCAGCGCCCACAGGACGCTCACGCGCTGGTGATCTTTCAGCGCCGGGCTGACCTCGGCGGGGTCAATCTCGATACCGGACAGGGGAGCAATGTCGATTTTGCGCTCCAAAAACTCCTTGTATGTCATTTTGCGTGTTCATCTCCCATAGTTTCTTTTTAGCGCTGCTTCTTTGGCGTGTTCTTTGCGCCAAGCGGCAAACTGCGGGCAGTGGTCGTGGCATGCGGTGCTGCGCTTCTTGCAATGGTAACAAGGGTTAGTCATTTCCCATCATGTACCTTCTTTCCGGCACCGAGAGGTCGGGCAGCTTGGGGGGCGGCATCCAGAGTGGGAACATCCCCGGGTTGTCTCTTACGACGTGCCACGGCATGATGTTCTCAAGCCATATTCCGTCGCGGATGTTACAGTGATACCCTGCACAAAGAATGCTGCCTATTTCGTTGCCGTCCTTCCTTGTTGGCGGCTCTTCTGCGGTCTTGCGCCAGCGCTGGACATCAGGGACGGCTGCCGGTTCATCTTCCAGCACATCCATCGCGTCCATAATCTGACACGCGCGGCCATCTTACTCCGTTGTAATGTTCGCAGCCACAGCAATATGCCGCTTTGATGTTTGCAATGGCTTTTTCACGGTCGATAAATTCACTCATTTTTCAATCTCCCTCCTTGTCAGTTCGCTCGCCAGCAACCTTGCAGCTTCACGGGGGGCAGCGGTGATATCGGCCTGCGATCCTTCCCCCCCCCATCACTTCACGGACGGGTTCACGCGCTCAACCAGCTCACAGCCTGGCACTGCCGTGCCGGTCTTGAGCAGGGCCGCAATGGCCGTCTTGTTGGGTGCGCGGGTGGTCATCTCGGTCATGTACTCAGCAGGAACAGCAGCTTCATCCAGCACGCTGACCGCCTTGCTGCGGCGAAAGCTCACCGCGCACCGGTCACTGCTGAAGTTCTGCCCACCCAAAGCATCGGTCAGATAGTGCTTGAGACTGTCGATCTTGCGCTTTGCGGCTGCCTTGCGGTCAGCAAAAGCCTTTTCCTGCGCTTCAAAGGCCGCAACATCGGCTTCGAGATTCTTTACCCAGCAGGCGATGTTGTCTACCTTCTCGGCCTTTGCCATGTTCAGCTTTTCCAGCCAATCGATGTCCATAACCTCGCCGGTCTCCTGATCGATGCAGTCCAAAATCTGCGAGTTGATCTCATACAGGTTCATAGTGCTTTTTACCTCCATGCGTTCAGAGCACGAGAAACGGCCCTGAACGGCGTTTTGCGTTTTGTAGTATAAAACTTTGCCGGTTTACCCTAAAACCATGCTCAGAGGGCTGCGTGTGCCGGCCTGAGCGCATATGTAGCGGCTATTGCTTTTTTAATGGCCTTCGCCGGGCTGCGTCTGCCAGAAAATTCTTTGCATTTTCGGCTTCCTCTGCCGGGCGGCTTGCCATGAACGCCCGGTTGCGCGGGGCATTCGCCTTTTTTGCTTCATCCCTATCACGGGATATCCACCCGGATGCTGCTGCCTTCCAGTTCTTCATGGGATTCCGGCCCACTTTCCAGCCGTTGGATTCGTAATAGGCATGGAACCGAATAGCCTGCGCTTCTGTGCCACCCTTCTCCGCAAAGTAACTTTTCACCGTTTCAACATCAGGCGGTGAAAACCTGCTTTTGGGGGTAGGGGGTAGCGCTTCAGCGCTACTACTATCAGATACTTTAGTATCTGTAGATTTAGATATAGATTTAGATATAGATTTAGATATAGCGATGTTTGCGATGTCATCTGTCGCATTTGCGATGTTTGCGATGTCATCTGTCGCACCCCATCGCTTTTTATTTCCACGCTTCCCGGCTTCGCTTCGCTTTTTGCTGGCTTCTTCGTACTTTCGTTCGTTTTCGGAAAGCGTGTTTCCAATAAAAAGCCATACAGTATCAAGCAGCGGGTCGTCAAAAGCTGGGTCTCCTTTATCAGGATAGTCTAAAAGAGCATCCAAGAGCATTCCCTTTTGTTCCAAAGACAATCTCACAAGTGATCGTTTCCATTCGGAGAAAAGGATAACCGATTTTAACTTCTTCGCCATGATACACCCCCTTTCTCGCATATGTCGCATTTGCGATGTTTGCGATTATGTGCGATTTACAGGTCAATGATCTTAACCTCAACGCCGTAGCCGATGACGTTCCGGCACTGCTGTTTAATGCGGGGGATCGCAACAGCGCTGCTTTTGAGGAACTTCTTCGTGCTGGGGGTGCAGGCCAGATACAGCGTAACGCCGTCCAGACTGGCCTTGGTTCCGCGCAGGTTGTCCGCAATGAACTTGTCACCGTAGACCTCAACACGGCGAATAACCTCTCCCCAGTTCGCAAAATCCTTGCCCGGATACTTCGTAGGGGTGGCTTCCGGTTCAGCCTGCGGGCTGTTCTTGCTCTTGAGTTCGTTCAGGGCATCCAGCATTGCCGTCATGCAGGAGCTGCACACCTTGATCTCGTTCTGAAGCTCAACAAGGGCACTGTTCAGGCCCACCAGCTGGTCAATGGCCTTCTTCATGTCCTCGTTCTGCTGGTACAGGCGGCTGTCGATAGATTTCAGCAGGATGTAAACCCGGCTATCATCCGGGGTATCATTCGGTACATCCGCAAGAATGAAGTCATATGCACCGTTGCGGATATTGACAACTGCCGATACGGAACGACCGATAATGGATGCGACCTCTGCATCTGACAGGCCCTTACTGAGAAGAAGCTTTGCATTTCGCACCTCTTCCGGCATAATATTTCTTTTTGCTGGCATTTTTCTCTCCCTCATTTCTTCCGCTCAGAACGGCAAATCTTCATCGTCGTTGATAACGGCAAAATCGTCCGTGCCGGTCTCAGCCGCCTGCTGGGCGCTCTGAGCGTTTCTAGCTTCGCGGGCATAACTTTCCGTCTGTTCATCGAACCCCCGTGTAGACGTGCTGTCAGGGGCTTTCGAGCCGCAAAAGCTGACCTCACGCACCTGAATCTCATAGGCAGTGCGGTTGTTGCCCTGCTTGTCCTGATATTTCCGGGTCTGCAAGCTGCCATTGACGGCGATCATGCTGCCCTTGTCGAAATACTGGGACACGAACTGCGCCGCCTTGCCCCATGCAACGCAGGGCAAGAAATCCGTCTCGCGCTGGCCATTGGCAGAATAGCTGCGTTCGCAGGCGATATCAAAAGAGCAGACCTCCTTGCCGCTTGTGGTGGTGCGGAGTTCCGGGGTGTGGGTCAGGCGGCCCATAATTGCAATCGTGTTCAGCATAGATCAGCCCTCCTTCGGCTGCTTCTTGGCACACGTCCAGCACAGGATGCGTCCAAACTTCTTCTTGGTGCTTGCGGCGGTCTCTGCCGGTTCAACGGTGCGGTTCTTATAAGACACCGGCTGAAGTGGTTTGCCGCAGCAGGCGCAGATAAAGGGCTGTTCCTGTGCGGGCTGCTGCTTCGTAGCAGGAGCTTCACGCTTCGGAGCAGGCTGCTTCTGCGGCTTGTTCACACCTGCGGGGTTTCGACCTTCTGTCGCATGATACTCGTCCGTGTCGGCATCCTTGGTATCGTCGATGCAGAACAGGCCGTTCAGGGCATACTTGCGGGCGTAGCTGCTGGATGTTCCAGTCACCTGTGCAGCGTCCATCTTGGTTTTTTGCTCCGGCTCTCTTGCGTATGCCTTCACGGAAATGCAGCCACCATCCAGAGATTCCAATTTTGCAGTGGCTTCGATGTAGTGCCACCCCCTCAAGAACCTTCGGTTCATCGGAGAGCGTAAGCAGCAGGTCATGAGCCTTGAGAATAGGCTTCACTGCTTCCAAAATGTCCTCACAGGAACGATACCTGTACCCGCCGAAGGTGTTCATCTGCCCTTTAGGGGCCTTGAGTTCGCTCTGCACAGCGGCCAGAGCGGCGTAAATGCTTGTGCTTTCCATTACTCTTCATCCTCCTGATCTTCGGTCTGTTCTGCCCTTTGCGGCAGGAAATAGTAGTCGTCCGGCGGCTCAAGTGCCGGGCCGTAGCCGTCAAGGGCGAGATCATACATCGGGTTCATGCTACCACCTCAGGTGCCGGGTCAATGGCGGCAGGGGAGACGTCCGGTGCGGGAATCGGCTTTCCAGCGGTCAAACGCTGCAGAGCAGGGGAGTGCTGCGTTTCGCTTGCAGGCTTCCCGAACTTGACCTCGGCACCCAGATCTTCGACCTCGACCGTGACGCGCAAGCGGTACAGGCTTCCTGCTTGACCGAGGGTAGAATAGACGTCGTTCATCAGCTTGTCGATGACTTCCGGGACATAGTTCCCGCCCACAAACCTGCCGTCACTGGAAAAGCGGCCCTGAATCTCAACATAATTTTTTTCCATCTTGTAAAACCTCCGAAAATGTGTTATCTTCGGGTTGATGTGACCTGTAAAATCCATCAACCCTTTGCAGGCTCTCCGGTGCTGGTAACACCGGAGGGCTTTTTGTTTGGGATTTTCCAGTATGCAGGAGATTGTACAGACAAGCGACACTGAAAGTCCTCTGCCAAGAGAGAGTCCTCTATCAAGAAAGGACAGACAGTGCAATCCCACTCCCCGCAGAAGTCACGGAGCGTCCGTGCGGCTGCCAGCGCGCGTTCTTCTTTTGTCATGCTCCGCGCTCCTGATTCTCCGGATACTCCGGGTTGCGGGCATGGGCGCGCTTGATCTTGCCATGGCGGCTCTTGCGGCGGTTTTCCTCGGCTTCAGCGGCAAAGCCCAGCCGGGCAAAAAACACCGCCAGCAGGATCAGCACCATGGCCGTGACGAACGCGCCGTCCGAGACGGTGCCCAGTGCCTGGGCAGTGCCCTCAACGCCTATGCCGTACAGCAGGCCCACCACAAAGCAGGCCATTGCCAGCCAGTACCATACGCCAGATTTAATCTTCATCGGTGTCCTCCTTTTCAGGTTCCGTATAAGCAAGGGCATCAATTGTCTTGTAGGTAAGCGTTGCGACACCTGCCAGGCGCATGTCGTTCCTAGTGGGGAAATAGGCGTTCAGAATCTGAGCGGTTGCAGAGGCCAGACAGTCAAGCACTTCCGTGACGTTGCCTTCGGCTCGGATGGTGGATGCTTCGCTGTCGATGTAAAGTTTTGCGTTCATGCGGATTCTCCTTTCTCAACAGTAGGGAAGAACAGCTCCCCGATTTCGTCCTGCCGGATGTCCAACAGTTCACAAATTGCTACGATCTCTTTACTTGTCCACGGCTGGTGCCCGTTCATCCGGGCGCTCATAGTGTACCGGCCAATGCCGCTATGTTCAGCGACTTCCTGATCGCGGTAGCCGCAGCTGTGGAACCGCCCCCGCAGCTTCCAGTACGGAATCTGCCGGAAGGTGCCCTGTACGACCTTCATCATGCTTTTTCGACCTCTTTTCTTTGATGTGTGCCAGCCGTGCAGGCTGGTTCTTGTCCCAGCGGGCTTCCCGCCAGTATTTGTTCCGCCCGTTCATCAGGCGGTCTCCTTGCCAAGACGCTGCTCCTTCTCCTGCTCGCTCAAAAGCTCGCGGGGGTCAACGTTCAGCGTGTCGGCAATGGCCTTGAGCGTCCGGGGGCTGGTGCCGCCCTTCTTTTTGATGTAGTAGTAGGTGGCCCGCTCAAGGCCAGCAGCCTGCATCAGCTCAGTAACATTTACTCCCTGTAAAATCATCAGGGATTCAATTTTTTTCATGTTTACCTTCAAATTATCACCTTCTTTCACGCTTCCAGCCGCTTTGCCCGGCCATTCAGAAACTGGTTCACAAAGTAAATCTGTCCCTTTCCCGTCACCTTTGGGGTCTTGTTGATGCTAGTGTGACCGTCCGAGTGCACCACGGTGGTCTCCTTGATCTCAAACAGGCACATTTCCACGGCCCGCTGGGTGGGCATATTATAGTCGCTGCGCTTGGGATCTTTGATAAGGTAGCCGTGCTCCCGCATCCAGCTGAACAGCCGGTTCTGCCCGATCTGCACGCCGTTTTGGCACAGCAGTTTTGCCAGCTCACCTACAAGGATGCTCTTCTTGCTGGCGCTTACAGCATCCGCAAAGATGCCCTTCGGGGTCAGCTCTGCAATCTGAGCGTCCTTGTGTTCCAGCTCGTCGTGGGCGGCAATAAGGGCCTGTGCCATCAGCTCCGCGCGGGAAAGCTGCGGGCGTTGCGCCAGCTGCTTCTCCATCTGGTTGAAGGCTTCGATGTACTTCAGCTTCCACTGTACGGCTTCCTTGCCGGTAAAGCCCATGGCCAGCAGCGAAAAGCCGTCCCGGTTCATCAGGTACATGGGGTACTTCTTGCCAGTGCCTGCGGTGTACTCGCTCTGGTAGAACATCTGGGTCACGGCGCAATTTTGCGCTGTGATACTCTTGATGGCGCGGAGTACGTCTTTGTGCTCTTTGCCGAAGCGCTTGGCAACGTCCCGGCTGGATGCCACCGGTTCGCCGTTCTGGGTGGATAAGATGATGTCGTTCATGGTGAATATGTACCTCCTTGTGGGTGGCTTCCTTCTGCGATAGAATAGAGAGACAGAAGGGAGGTGTAAAAATGGAACGAAAAGAACAGTGTGAGCGGATTGTACTGACAAAAAAGGAAAAAGAGTTGCTAAAACAGATTCAAAAAAATCCAGATATGAAGTGTAATCAAGATGATGTATGGCAGCTTTATCTTTATGGGCTGATAAGACCAATGGAAACCGAAAAAGGTCTTAATATGCATCACTTCCATATCGCGGATTTTTATGGCACATATAGAGACTACCAGCGTGAAAAAAGAAAAAATCAGTTTTTTGAATCGCTCTGGCTTCCTATCGCTGTCAGTGTTGTTACCAACCTAGCAATAAACGGATTGCAATGGTTGTGGCCGCTGCTAGTGCAATGGTGTGCCAGTTCTCATCAATAAAGCGTTTCAGCGCCCAGCGTTCCTCTTCCGCAGGTTCGCTGGGCTTTTTGTGGTTGTCCATGTGGTTCACCTCCTTGTGTGCACCTCGTTCCTGCGGTAAAATGGGGAAAACAGGAAGGATGTGCATGATATGTGGAACAAAATAGTTGAGTGGCTGAATGTGCGGGACAATGTGACATTCTTAATCGCAGTAGCCAGCTTTGCTTTGTCGATCTGGAACTTTGCATCGGATAAGATCAAAAATCGAAAAAATCTCATCGTCGAAGTTCAAAATGTTTTCTGCATGGGACCGAGCCCTGAAAAGGAATACACAGAGGTCCTCAATATCTGCTTTATCAATAAGTCCAGAGAAGCAATTACCTTGAGCCGACTCGAACTTTCTTCTGAACTGGGTGAGTGCGCATTCGGCGAGTATCGTCTGAAGCTTCTGACAAACAGCCGGAAGCACGGGATCAAAGAATTAAGTCGGTCAGAGTGGTATTCCGATATTTTTCCGATTAAAGTTGAAGGCCTCGGATATGAGCACATGGTCTTATCTTCAACTGGGAGCACAAAACACATTGCAGAGAATGCGCCCTATAAGCTGAAAGTTTTCAGCAATAAAGGAATCATCACAAAAACTTTTACCAGTGATTTTTCCAACGCTGGAATGCTGTCACAATGCCGAGAACCAGACTCGCACACAGAAGCACTTGAGTGAGTTCGTTTTGCGTCATCTTCTTCACCTCCTTTGGACAAACTTGCAAAAATGCGAGTTTTACAGCAAAAAAATAGACTTGCACTCGTTGGCGGTCAGATTCAATGTTGCCGCGATATCGTGCATCTCACCGACCGTGAATTTCAGTCCGTCCGATGCAAGTTTTCGCGATAAAGTGCTAGAATCCATGCCGATTTTATGCGCAAGTTCCTGCTGGGTCATGCTGCGCTCTTTAAGCTTTCCACGCAGCAGATTCATGTTGGTAGACATTGCTTCTTCACCTCCTTTACATTCTCGCAATTATGCGAGCTTCTGCACATAGGATAGCACTCGCAGAAATGAAAGTCAATAGGACACTCGCATTTTTGCAAAATAATTTCTTGAAATTGCATTTAACTATTGCAATTTTGCGACTTTTCGTGTATTCTCTTATCAAGAGGTGATAAAAATGACCACCGGTGAAAGAATGAAGCAACGCAGAAAAGAGATTGGATTGTCGGCAGAAAAGGTTGCTGAGCGTCTTGGCGTTTCTCCGGCTACGATCTATAGGTATGAAAAGGGCGATATTGAAAAAGTCCCTGTGGATATCTTTGCGGAACTTGCAAAGATATTGCAGACCACCCCCGCCTACCTGATGGGCTGGGAAGAGAAACCGGACCCGAAGAAGCCCACCATCCCGCCGGGCTTTGAGCCGATGCCAAAGATGAAGAAGATCCCGCTGATCGGCAGCATTGCCTGCGGGGAACCCATCACGGCAGAGCAGAACATTGAAAAAATGGTGGACGTGCCGGAGAACATCCGGTGCGATTTTTCCCTGACCTGCCACGGTGACAGCATGGTGGATGCCGGCATTCACGATAAAGACGTGGTGTATATCCGCATCCAGCCGGAGGTGGAGAACGGAGAGATCGCCGCAGTGCGCATTGACGGCGAAGCCACCCTCAAGCGGGTATATTACAACCCAGGCACGCTGACCCTGATGCCTGCAAACCCGGCCTATGCGCCAATGGTCTACACCGGCCCCCAGCTGGAAGAGGTGCACATTGAGGGCAAGGCCGTAGGCTGGACGCACTGGGTGGGGTAATTTTGGATTATCGGAGTCATTCCAGTCTATATAGCGAAGGAGTGTTATGTATGAAGAAAACTATGAAAAAGACCGCTGCAGCACTGTGCATTGCCGCAACGCTTGTATCTGTGGCAGCGCCGGCAATGGCTGTCAGCCCAGCAGAATATATGAGCACAGCCGCTCTTGAAGAATGCAATACTGCGACGGTAGCGCAGGTGGAAAGCCTGATCAACCAAATCGGAACCGTCACGACTGCCCGCCGCCCGGCAATTGTGGCTGCTGTAAATGCTTATAACGAATTGGACGATGCAAGCAAGGCGCAGATCAGTAACTTTGCGGTTCTGGCTGAAGCCCAGCAGGTGCTGGGACTGAAAGACGCTCTTGCAAAGCTGAAAATCAGTTACGATAAGGTCGAGGACGCAAGAAGCTATGTGTCACCCACGGAAGACCGACTGAGCAATCAAGGCAAAAGCTATATACTGCCCTTCTTTGTAAATGGCAGCACCAATGATCCGTCAATGTTTTTCATGGTTCTGTGTAGCGGCAACAAATATGTGTACTTGGACACGATTACGATTCGCGCGGGCGAGTATAAATATACCTACACGATCGATTGGACGGATGTGGATCGTGGCTATGATGGAAAGCAGTATTGGGAACTGACCTCCTTTGTAGGCGATGATGAAGATATCCAGTGGTTTAAGAATATTTTGAGCGCTGATGAAATCATTATCCGATACAGCGGCGATGGTGGCAGCATCGACCACATAGTCGCCCCCGAAGAGCGTCAGGCGATTACGGATGTTTTGAACGCATATGATCTGTTCAAGGCAGCAAGCCCGACTGTGCGCGCAAAGGCTTTGAATAACTGATGTAAACTAAACAAAAACTCCCCCGGCGCGCCAACGCCGGGAGAATCAACAAGAATACAGGAGGACAAAATCATGGGCTTTATGGATACTTTACAGAAAGAATCTTCTTACTCTACCGCATCCGGAAATTCGTACCAGTATGTGGTTCTTCAAGTCACACTGAAGGAAAAGTTCATCGGCACCGGCTCTGGAAATCTGACTGAGCTGGAGAATGTCATTAACCAGCAGGCCGCCAAAGGCTATCGGCTCCATACTATAACCACCGCCAACGGCGGCAGTAAGGGACTGATGGGCGGTGACCGCATTCAGGCTACAATGGTTTTTGAAAAGGTGAACTGATATAAGGACGAAAGAAAACGCCCCCCAGTCAGACGTTGACCGCCTGATGGAGGGCTTGAATGCCGAAAGTATACGGAAACTGAGAGAATATGCAGAGCTGCTCCTGCTTGGGCAAGAAAAAGAAGAAAAGAAACCTTAAAGCGCAGACATCCTACTATAATAATAGTGTAAAAATGTACAAAAGTGTTGTAAATATCACTTATAAGTGATATAATAGTATAGGCGTAGACAGGATGTGGTCAATCTGAACGAACAACAGGCACGGGATCTTTTGCTGAATCTACTTTTGCAATATCGTGATGTCCTTATACCTGATAGTGGATTCATTGAAGATTTATTAGATTTGTTATCGTCAAGCGGTGTCGAAAAACGCCTTTTTTCAAAACTAACGGATTATATCAAAAAGCTGTGCACTTATGGAGAAGCTGCAATTGGTGGCAGAGGTGATCCAATGGAGCACCTTTCTGGGTACGCCAATCTAAATGCTATGCGATTTCTCTTTGATGGTTCAAATATTCGTATTCTTTTTGCTTTTTTGGATGGTAAAATTTATTTGTTGTGCGCGTTTTATGAGCGAAAGGGCAAAAGGAATACTGAATATTCATCATATATTCCTATCGCATTGCAGCGGTTAGATGAACTGCTGGAAGGAGTGTAATAAAATGAAAGCTACACTTGAGGATTTAGTTTTTGCCTTGACCAAAGATATGACTGCTTCGGAAATGGCAAAGACTGCACTGCATATTCAAATTCAGCAGATGATTCACGATACCCGCATGGCAAAAGGTTGGACGCAAAAAGACCTTGCCGAGAAAATGGGTGTAAAGCAAAGTCTTGTTTCCCGTTGGGAGAGCGGAGAATGCAACTATACTATCGATACTTTGATTGACATTGCCGATGCTTTGGGGCTGTCGGTACAGTGCCCTTTGAAGCCCGATGAGAGAATCATGTCCACCGAACCTGAAAATGTGAAGTCTGATGCTGCAAACAACACAGCTTTTAAAACGCCTGACTTTTCTTCGTCAAGGTTGATTCGGTTCCCTGAAACACCTAAAAAGCCAACCGGAGGTGCACACAATGGATTCAAAGCAGTTTGAAGCTGACATTCAGTATCTTGGAAGCTTTCTTACGGAATGCTCTTTTAATAATAATATCATTGATGCTGTGTCGCAGTGTGAATTAACGCATCAGCTCTCTGTTTCTATCAGTGAGCAAGTTCCAATTGATGATCCTTCTAAGAAGGCTGCTTATGTCAGGCTCATTCTTGACGGCGTTTATTCATTGCAGGATGGCTCAGAAGCTTCCTGCAAGTATCACATGGTTATACACGGCAAGTTTATGATTGATAAGAGCGTACCTGACGAAGATTTTGAAGCAAAATTGTGGTTCAATGGCTCTGCAACGGTGTATGGCATTGCCCGTTCCAAAATGGAGGTTATGTCCTCTATGGTTCTTAACCATGGAAAAATCGAACTTCCAATGGTCAATATGTACGAACTGCTCAAAGCTCATTTTGAAAAAGAAAACAAAAGCTAATCCTCGTTCTATGTTTATCCTCCGGGAATGACGGGGTGCCATGTGGCGTAGAATATCATTCACTTGTAAGAGCGGGGTTTGCTGAGCGCAAGCCCTGCTTTTTGTTTTCCATTTTCTTTTTTATAGGGAGTTTACAATGGGAATTTTCAAATGGTTGAAAAAGGCTACAAAGGTCATTGGCAAGATGGCTGTTGAAGCAGCGGAAGAAGATGAACGTTCAAAATACTCACCAAATCCTGAGTGGATGGGGCAAATGGATCTTGTCAACTCTCGTGCGAATGCAAGGATATTAGCCCCTCAGCTTTTGAAACAGGCTCAAGATTGTGCCAGAATCCTCTCGTCAACCACTGAACCGTCAACGTTCTTTATGAGATACGATTTTTGCGTTGGTCGGCTTATGATGCTTGAAGATTGTAAAAAATACGGGGTGAATGCTGCTACCACCGATTCGCTGAACAAATACACAGATTTAGACTTCAGGGATGGCGCAATAGAAGAACTTATACATCGAACCCAGATAAAGTACTCTAACAAAATACTGACGCTCAAGACATCAAAGGCAAAGGAAAACTGGGCAGCAAAGTATCATCAGGCTTTTGAACCCTACATTCCTTATATGAGCGACCGGCAAAAGACAGCCCTTGGCGAAGCAAGCGCTGAATTATTTGAACTGGCTGGAAAATAAAAAGCCCCTCGGCAAAGCCGAAGGGCCAATGTACAAAGGAGCTGCTTCAATCGGCCCCTTCATGTGCAAGCTGGGTTCTTCGCAGCGCGGCAGCGTATACTTCCAGCTTTTTGCGGTTATCCTTTGAGAGGGTGTTGTACACATTCCTCATATATTGCCTGTCCCTCTCAACACCCTTAGTGCTTTCGAGAACAGCCGTTTTCTCCTGCATCTGCGTGTCACCTCCATGTTTCCATTTTTGTTTTGTGGCCCTCTCCAAAGCTCACAAAACAACTGCTCACAACCATATGTTACATCAAACAGTTGTTATTGTCAACAAGTATCAAAAAAATTGGATGTTTTTGCAATTTCAACCGAAAGGAGCAGAACGATGAAAAAGAGAACGAACACAGCATTTTGGGTGGAAAAGGAAAAACGCTGGTGCATCGCGGTTCAGAAGAACGGCACTCGCAAGCGCTTTTACAGCAGTACGCCTGGCCGCACAGGACAACGGGAAGCAAACGCAAAAGCGGATGCATGGCTTGATGATAGCATCAGAGACGGAAAAAAGAAGGTCAGCGTCCTTTATTCAGAGTGGGTGGAGGAGCTGAAGCTGACTTGCGGGACATCCTATGTGACACAATGCCAGCGTTACGGGGACTGCTATATCCTGCCGACCTGCGGGAACATCCGCATTGACGAGTTAACCGAGGGCGATCTTCAAAAGGCCATTGACGTTTCGTTCCGGAAGCGCTCACAGAAAAAGAACCAGCGCAAGCCCATCTCAAACCAGCCGCTGAGCCGAAAGACGCTTATGACGATCCGGGCTGCGGAAACCGCCTTTGTCAAGTGGTGCAGAAGGAACAAGTACACGACACTGCATCCTGATCTGTCTATCCCGAAGAATGCGAGAATGGGAAAACGCACAATTCTTCAGCCCACCGCTCTGAAGGTGCTGTTTAGTGTAGATGCCCGTACCTACTACGGAAAGCCGGTATTTGACGAGTACATCTACGCCTATCGCTTTGCCGTTTCCACCGGCCTTCGTCCCGGAGAGCTGATTGGCTTATGGTATGGAGACATCAAAGGGAACACGGTCAACCTTCGGCGCAGCATCAACGTGCACCGGGAACAGACGACTGGAAAAAACGAAAACGCAATCCGCTCTTTTGACATGGGCAAGGAAGCTCGCGAGGCATACGAGGCACAGGTGCAGCTTCTGAAGGCTCAAGGTATACTTCTGAACTACAATACCCCGCTGTTTCAGATCCCGTCAGAACACGCGCTCTATCGCCGCTGGGAATCCTATCAGGAAGCAAACGGGCTTGAGCCGAAAGTTTCACTTTACGAGCTGCGGCACACCTTTGTCAGTGTTGAATCCAGCGTCCTGACTGACAGCCAGCTGAAGATGCTCGTGGGCCATAGCAAGAACATGGACACTGCCGGAGTGTATCGGCACGAGCTTGACGGTCAGAGGG